GTCGCCGCTGATGATCTCCGGTCGGAGCGTGCCACCCTTGGAGTTGCCTCGGAGAATCTGGCGCGGCGAGTCGTCAGGGTCGCGCTCCAGTTCCAGGTCGGTGGGAATCCACCACTTCGGGTTGGCGAATGCCTCACGAGTCGAAAGCTTCTGAGCGTGGTACTTGTTCAACTCCATCTGCGGGTTGCGCAGGTACTTGACAGCGCACGTGTAGTGCGGAGTCTTGGGACGCGGGATCGAGCCAAGCTGGGTGAAGGGAAGCTGGCCGTGCTTGTACGGGAACTTCTGCGGCTCGACCAGGAAGTCCTTGCCGCTCCAGACGCAGAACAGCCCGTCCGGGTGGGTCGGGCTTCCAGGCTTGATCCATAGCTCATTGACGACGGCGCCCTCCAGCACGGACGCGTAGCCCATTTCCTGGAGCAGCGCAGTCTTTTGCGAGTCGGCGCGGGAGGCGTTGACCTCCACGTCATAGACGGCCTTGACATCGTTGACATCCATGAACGACTCATGGATGATGTAGCGGGCGTTGTTGAACTTGGTCGCGTACGGGTCGATGTAGATGTCAAGGGGGCAGACCGAATCAACTGTCGGCCTGCCCGCCTTGGCATCGAACGTCCACTTTAGATAGCCCTCCCCGGCGATCAGCGCCCAATAGCTGGCGTCGCTGAGTTCCTCGTCGAAGTCGGCCTGCGTTGGATCGTTGCAGTAACGCAACCAAGCATCTGCAACGTCGGCGGTACTGATGTCGAGCGGCTCATCCGAGGATGGCAGCACGTCAACGGTCGGCTTGTTCTGTAGCACCTGCGCATGCTCCTGCATGACGAAGTGCATGATCTTGTTGGCGACTGGCCTCGGCGCATTGCGAAGCTTCTGATTCCTCGGAATCGTCCGCAGCAGTTGTGACTCAGGAATCCACTCCGTGTACTGACGGTCCATGAAGAACGCCAAGTTCAGGAGCATGTCCTGGTCGAAGGGCAGGCGCGCGTCCTTGGCGGACTTCTTGAGTACCTCCAGGGAGCGCGTCTTGTCCTTGCGCAAGGTGTAGTCGCCGAGGGCCATTACAGAGTCGGGATCGGTTCCTCGTCAGCCGGAACGGGGTCAGCGAACTCCTCGGGGTCGTCGATCTCATGTTCTGGATCGATCTCCTCGATGTCCTCCTCTGGAATCTCAATCGGCTGAGGGTCTTTCTCGCCTCCCGCAAGAACTTCACCCTCGTTGACCTCACGGTACGCCGCGTCCAGGCACCCCTTGCAGAGCACCGGATGTGGACTGATGTTGGAGGCCATGTCATGTGTGTAGAACACGACGAACGGTCCCTCTGCATCGGTCACTTCGACCTCAGAGCAGAGACAGCCCTTGCCTGCCGTGTTCGGATTGGTGTCAACTACCTTGAATCGTTCAGCACTCATATCGTCACATCCTACAGCATCGTGCCGAGTTCGTTGTTCGGAGTCCACAGGCGCTTCTCGGCTAGCTGCTTGCGGATCGTTTTCTGTGCTCTACTTGAGAAAGTCTCGGCCTCCAGTGGCAGTTCGCTACGACGCGGCGAGACCCACCGTGATGCGAGGTACTGTGCACAGTCCACAAGGTGATCGTTTTCCTTGTGTGGAGTTTCCTTGGGGTCCTCACCCTTCGCGCGAGCGGCGGGCGTGATGTCCTCCCAGCGGTAGTTCTTGATCTGCTCGTAGGTCTGCATCGCGTTCTCGGTGACCTTGAACCGGCGCAGCGTGATCAACTGCTGGAGCATCGGAATCCGATCAGCGTGGCGGCGGGGTCCCAGGTCAAAGTAGAATCCGAGCCGCCCGTACTGATCGGAGAGCATCATGTTGGTCCCTCGGTCACGCGTGTTCACGTTCGGGTCCGCCACGCGCCAGCGGACGTTCATCTTTCGCTTCGCCTCGATCTGCCGCCACAGCCGCGCGTGCTCGACGGCGGCGGCGTTGCCCTGGTACTCGTCGGTAGCGATCAGCGTCCGGGTGTCAGGATCGACCAGCACCCACAGCCCAGCGGTAGGGTTGCGGGTGCCGGGGTCCATCCCCATCCAGAACACGTTGTTCGACGGGATGTCCGGGAGCTTCGTGACGACGTGATCCTCGTAGTTCCAGTCCTCGTAAATCTGCCCAGCGAAGTCGTCGAACTGGCAGAGCACGTACCGCTGAATCCACGGCTTAGGGTAGAGCAGTAGCGACTGCAAGTACTCCTGCGGTAGGAACGGGTTGTCGAAACTGGTGCTGCGGAACCAGTCCGTCTTGGGCATCTTCTCGTCGCTTACAAACCGCTTCCAGAGCCAGTCGTGACCATTAGGGTTCGTCGCGAGCCAGATACCGCGACGCGTAATCTCTTTGACGCCTTGTTTCTTCGCCATAGCCGTAGGGTCACGCTGACGAACTCGCGAGGCCATCCCGAGGTACGTTTCCTCGTCGATCTCGTTCGCCTCGTCGTAGGCAATGAAACCCACGTTGAGCGAACGGTGTTTGTTCCAATCGTCGAGTGAACGGAATAGAATCTCGCTCCCATTAGGGAAAATGACACGTTCATAGTGACCACCACTCCTCTTGGTCTCACAGTTCTTGTACAGGTCGTACGGAAGGATGTCCATGAACACCGCCTCCGTAGTGTCCCTCAACTCGGGGACCGTCTTACGGGTGATCAGTCCTCTGATCCCCGGCTGCTCTAGTGCCCAGGCGATTGCCTCTGAGCAAAGTCCATACGTCTTACCCGAGCCAAAAGCCCCAAAGAGAGCACGCTCGTACGCCGAGGACGAGTGGAACGGCTCGTGTACGGGTATCGGCTTGTACTCAAAGTCAATCTGCATCGGAGAGCGATGCCGCCAGTTCCTTGGCCTTGTCGAAGCACTCACGGCAGCGGTCGCTGGCCCCGATGAAATCACCGAGCGGCTTGTCGATTCCGCAAGAGTCGCACTGCTTCACTTCGTCGGCGTCAACCTCGACCGCCACCTCGTCACCGGGGCGCGGCATCGTGAAGTTGACCTGCAAGTTCTTGGTGTCGTCGCGATCCGGCTCCGGTGCGACGGACGGGTTGCCGAGGGTGTACTTGAGCAGGAGCGTCGCGGCTTTGTGCCGCAGTGCCGCGTCGTTGCCCTCCAGGTCCTCTTTGATCGCGGCGATGGCGGAGGGCGTCAGCCCGAGGAGCGTCTGGATATTCTCCATGACCTCTTGGGTGATTGCCTCTCGGACGACCGGACGAATCTCCTCGTCGATGGCCTGCCTCACGATGTCTGAGCCTGGATTGGTCACTGCCTCGCGTACCTCTTGAAGATGTGCCGGGAGCCGACCAGCGTCGGCCTTCTGCCTACGAATACGCCTCGACCTCCGATTGCGGCACGCATCGGAGCACGTCTTAGTGAGTGTGGAGCGGTCCCCCAGGGGCGCCCCACACTCACTACAGCGACGGTCAACAGCCATCTATCACTCGGGAGTGATAGCTCCGGCAGCGACATCCACAGTGACATCCGAGGGCAGAGTGTCCTCGATGCGGGTCTCCGCAGCATCCTCGGCTGCCGTGGCCTGTGCGTCAGTGCCGGGGAACAGGATGTTGTTCTTCGTCGCGTACGCCGTTGCGGGCGAGAGCACGATGGGAACAGACATGTCAGTACCTCCGGTTTGAGTTGCAACTACTACTCGGCAACCTTACCATACTCCTCGCGGTTCCGCTTGATCTTCTGGAGCAGCCCCTTGATGATCGGCCCGCGCTTCGCTGGCTCGTCCATGCAATCCACGCAGCACGCTACGTCCTCCCACACGAGCCGCGCGTCCTGGGTGTTGCAGACGCCGCAGTGCCCGGTGCGGTGATTCCCGGACTCGGCTTCGCACGACCGGCACATGAAGGGCTTGCGATCAGTGACCGCATATTCCTTCTCGCAGACCACGCAGGTGTGGGTCCGATCCTTGAGGTAGCTCAGGTTCTTGTAGAGCCGACACGCCGTGCAGTACTTCGTGTTTTTCATGCGAGTCGTGCGGGGTGCCCCGCAGTTCTCGCACTCGATGGTTCGGATAGCCATTATCGAATCTCATCGGCGAACCCAAGTTCGACCGCTTCCTCGGCGTTGAGCCACCAGTCCTTGCGCTCCCACTT